GTTAGTACTACGTTGTGCAGCATCGGCTTGTATCTGTGTTTCACCTAAAGCTAATCCTGTTCCTGCTGCTGCCATAGCTGTTACTGGGTCACACATTAAGACATTCTCCTTTTTTGTAATAGTATATTATATATCATCTGTCGGACACTACCAATGCATACATTAATGCCAATACCGTACATGGTTGTGGCTTATTATGTTGTATAACTAAGTTAAATTTACGGTCTGGCTGATGGTTAATCAGGATACGTTTATCACCTGTAAATAATGTAATACTGTCCATAGGATCACCAGCGGCTCTAAATGGTATCTCTTCTATCGTACCACCTTCAGGACCTACTTGTAAAGTATAGGTATCTACAACACGTATACTGGTACGTTCTATACGTCTTGTCTTACCTTGAGATGTACCAAATTGATCAGGTATCTCAGGGTCTAGTGTAGTAGCAGAAGCTGTATAACCAAGCCCCGCATGTATTGTGCTAGCAGTTCTTGTCAATGTAATACCACCTGATGATACTGTTAAATCAGGATGTGTAGCACCATCTGCTAATACTTTTACTGTTTGACCTTCTAAATGATCTAAACCTGTAACTGAAGATGTAGCTGAACCTGAATACGTTAAACCTGAATCTACAAAGAATGCATCATCAGCTGTTTTACCTTCGTTTGTATCGAATGTTTCTTCTAAAAATTCTACATAATGTTTTGTAGCACCATTGATTGTACGACTTACAATTAAGTAAAGTTGATTCTCTGTTTCTGTTTGATTAGGTATTGTAGCAATAGATTTTATATCTACATCTGTACCACCTAAAACATGGCGATGAAATGCTACTACATTTTGATCGCGTTCATATGTCATACCACGTAAACTACCATCTTCTAATAACATCCATATAATGTTGTTAGGAGATCTTGCATATGCAATACTTTTAATTGTAGAACCTGTTGTAATATGTTCTGCAAGTAAAGTTAAATCATTAGTTACAAAACCGTCTACCTCTAATTTATATCCTAGTTCTCTAATACGTCTTTTATTTGAATCTGTATATATTGTAAATTTACTAGCACCTACTGGTTTTTGTGCTGCTACACCATCAGTTGATTCTCTATTTACTGTTACGTTTGTAGGTGTTAATGCTAAGTTATCAGAACCTGATGACATTAAAAATGGACCGTCTGATGTGCCTATTTCTAATTGTTTTGCACCATACATCCAACGTATTGCATTTACCTGATCTGTAGACAATGTAAAGATAAGAGCTGAATCATCAGCAACTGCACCAGTTGAAATATCATTTGCTGCAAAGTTCTCAAAGTCACCTGATTTACTACTAAATACTGTATTTGGTTGATTTGTTGTATTACCAAAGAATAAACGATCTTGATAGAATGTAGCACATGCTGGCCAACCTGTAGTACCTGACCATGCACCAAGTGCCCAGTCTGTAGAAGCTGATGAAGAACCCATATCATGAATTATTTCTACTGTAACTTCAGTAGCTGAAGTATAACCAGTGATTAAACCCCAACCATCACGAAATCTAAAAACGCGATCAACATCAGTACTTGCAAATGTATCAGCACTTGCTGTTAATGTTCTGCCAGTACCTACTGTATGAGCTGATGTACTAAAAGTTGTAGCTGTTGTATTGTCTGTTAAGTATGGACCGTCTTGTGGTTCAAACTTTGTAACTGTCCATGTTGTATGACCTGTTCTTGTTATCTTTCTAGTTTGATAATCAGGATGTGTTACATATAAAACATCAGCAGATTGTGTAAAAGATAAACCATCTAAATCACCGTGTGCATATGGCGATGATATTTCATATGGTGAACCAGAAGATTCTATTTGACCTTCATTACGGTAGAAACGAATATATGTATTACCAAATTCTAATATATAAGCTTGTGTTGTACTAAACACAAATGGTATAAGTCTCTTAGTATTTGTACTGTCCTTACATTCAGCTATAAATCTTGTGCCAGATCTTTTTGTTAATCCACCATGTGGGAATACAATATAGTTTTGTATATTCTTACAGCTTTGTGTATATTTTTCTAGGTCAACTCGACCTAGTAGTTTAGGACTGATTTCACCACCAGTGAAATTTGTTTGTATCGGCGTGCCTTTAGCCATAATTATTTCCTTGGTGGAGTTTCAATATTTGGTCTATTTAATCCTTGTCTTGATTCAATCCAGTAATCTGTTTCTAATGTATCGTAACAGTTTTCTTGTGCATCTACATATCTAGCTTCTTTTAATTTAGTTTCATATAGTGTAAACATGTCTGACATTGCACTTGTACTTTGTAATAAAGGTTGTGCTAATTCGTATGCAAGTCTTGCTGCTAATGCATCTTTTAATAATGGATCATATTTTGTAACATCTGTATCTAGTGCTACATATTTAATATTTAATGTGTCTTCATCATATAAGATAAAACCATTTTCAATCTGAAATAATTCTGTACCATTTTCTATGTTTACTAATCTTAAGTAATCTGCTGGTAAGGCATATTTATATGTAAAGCCATAAGCAGGTGCTACGACATCTTGTGCTAATGAAGCACGTTTAATTAAACAATTCCATGGGTGAGCTCTAAATACTGAAGCTCTTGTATCATCAAATAAAACACTAGCTGTTGCCGCTGGTTTACTTGTATCTGCTAATGAAGTAATAGCCTCAACACCTAAAAGTGCTAAAGCTCTATTTACTAAATCAACGTCTGCTGCTGCTGTTGCCATCTTTTGCTCCTAAGGTGGGGGTACCGAAGTACCCCCGTTTTATTAGTCTACAACATACATGATGTAGCCAACTAGGTCATCGCCATCAGCAAGAGCTACGTCTTGAGAAGTAGCACGAAGTACAACTCCGTCTCTACTTTCAAAAACATAAGATCCGCCAGTAGCAGTTTGATCAGCACCAAAAGCGAACTGACCAGCTGTATCCACGTTAAGACCATCTAGTAGTCCGTCTGGATCAGCGGCAGTAGTTGTACCATCAACCGCTGTATAAGCGTCCCATCCAAGGTCTAATGTAGCTGAACCGGTTGTCCAGTTTACATAAGCGTTAGATGAAGATAATAGTACGCGTACCTTACCACCTGGTAATTTACCTAGAGCTACACTTGATGTAGCATCTCCTGCACCATCTTGGTCATGAGTAAAGAACATAATACGTACTCTACCATGAGCTTCAGTTGGTTGAACAAAAGTTGGAGGTACAGCAGTAGCATTAGTATGCTCTGTAGATTTTTGTGTTGTTACAGCCATCGTCTACCTCCTTATTCTGCGCATTTAATTTCAAGTACTTTTTCTTCTTCCATACGGACAGCACCGAATGAAGCAGAGCAATATACTTGTGTTGAATTACGTTTGTCACGTCTTGGACCGATGTCTACATTTACATCCGCACCTACTGCAAGCAATAGACCTGATTTAGTGTAGCAAATAACTCTTCTGTAAGAGTTTGCATCTGTCGCAACGAGCTCAGTTCTAACGAACTCAAAGCCCATGAACGTATTAACGTCCCCTTGTACCAAAGCTTTAACAGAGTTAAAGTCAGCGCTTGTTACTTCAGTTGATTGTAGCAAATCATTAATTTGTTTTGCTGTACAAATGATATAACGAGGATCACCTGGATCTGTTTCGTTTTGGTCTAATATTTGTTTAGCTCTTCTTAGTTTACCAATTGTAAGACCAGAGTTAGCTGCTGAACCACTTTCGACATAGTCGACCGCAATCACTTGTCCTGATGGGTGTGTTACAGAGCTAGAACCTGTTTTACCTGTGTAAACTGTTCCAAAAGCTGATTCGATAATAATCTCATCCATTTTTCTGCCTAAAGCAAAACCTGCGTTTTGGCTATATGGAGAAGTAGGATCGATTAATAATCTAATACGATCGGTTCTATCAATTAATTCTGCCCAATCAAAGTCACGTAGAGAAACACGTCTTCTATCATGTGGTACTGTAATGAGCGGAGTATCTTGATGACGACCGGTCACTTCTTGCGCATTGGTAGCGCCTATTCTATCATAAAATTCGTACTCAGCGTTCTGAGATTCGACTCTTACGTATGGACGTAGGCGAGAACCTTTTTGTTGCAAGAGGTGCTCAACATTAGCTTTGTACTGTTGCACAAAAGCTGTCGTTATTTGAGTTGACATAAAATGTCCTCCTGTTATAGTTAAACTTCTCGCAGTGGCTACCCTTTCGGACCTCCGCTACCCTAAGCCTGGGCATACAGCTACGGACTCAGTGAGCTACCCGTAATTCGGATTATATACTCTATTTATTTATAGTTACACTGCTTCTTCGCTATCAGGATAAGCATAACCAAATAAATATTCCATCTTTTTGATGGCTTCAGCATGACCTTGTGCCTCTTTATCAGTATATTGATTCATAAAGTTAGGGTCACGTTGTAGTCTAGCAATCTCTTGTTGTGCAGCATCAGGTGTTAGTTCGAATGATTTAACCTCACCAGGTTCAGCACCTGCTTCAGACATCATCTTACCAATTTTAGCAAATAGCTTAACAAACATAGGATTATCACCTTGTCCTGTTTCATCAAACCATTGTAATAGCTCATCACCACCTAATTCCTTAGCAGCACGTTGTGATAAGTCTACAGACTCATCGAATGCTTTACCAAGATCTTTTTGAAGCTGTGCTTGCCACTCAGATCTCATTTGATCATTTTGACCTACAGCTTCTGTATACTCATTACCTAAATATTGTAAGTATCCTGAGTATAGTTTGTTAGCTTGAGCATTTGTTAAACCTGCTTCATGCATAAGTTGTTTCATTGCTGTATCCATAGGTTCAGAATGTTCAAAACCTTCTGGTACATCAACTTTATCAAACTCATATTGTTCTGGGCGTCCTAAACGATTATAAAACTCGTTCATTTCGTCTGGTGTTGCATCAGGTCCTGGTAATACTATTTTATCAGCACCTACCATTTTCTGTGCATTTATATATGACTTAGCAAGTCCATTTATATCTTTTATATCCGCTAAACTTGGGTCGCCCTGTAATTCTTGATCTATTCCAGATCTCCAATCAGCTGAGCTACCCGCTGCATCAGCAACTACTTCAGCTGCTTCAGCACTAACTTCTGCGGACCCTGTTGATTCTTCAACCATTGTCATTCTCCTGCATTAGTTGCATTATT